ATGCACCAGCAATTTGAAATGATGATCCCACATAAACTTTTAGCTGGCTGTTTGTTGTGTCGTACCAAAGATCACCAGCACTAGGCGATGATGGAGCAGATGATCCAGCCGTGAATAAATCATTAAATGAATTTACAGCAGTCAGCGTACCAGCCACAGTGTTTACATTAGCTATAGAAGCTGCGACAGAACTAATATTACTATTAGCACCAGCGACAGTATTAATATTACCTATGTTACTGGCAACCACAGCAAAGTTACTTGTCACAGTCGTAATGCTGTTACCCATTGCATTACCATGAGCGACACAATAATAAAGCAATCCGCTTGATGGCGCACCAGCATCAACAATAATCGTTGTTTTAGCACCAGCTTGTCCAGCAGTGCCAGTTGTTGTTACGCCAGTTGTATAGCTGCTAGAACCATTCTTAAACGCTAATGTATGACCAGCATTACTAGAATCAGACTGGTCAAATATATATGTGTTACCACGATCTAACTGAATTGCTGGATTGTTACTACCATCCAGAACAAATACGTTCGAGCCGCCAACACTCGCTACCGTTACAGCATATGTTGTCGTTGCAGATAAAGCATTAGCTAATGTGGTAACATCAGAGCTTATACCAGCTACAGTCGTTACATTGCCATGAATTCCGGCTACAGTAGTAACGTTAGCCTGTACACCAGCTACAGTTGTAACATTTGCTTGAATACCGGCTACAGTGGTGACGTTAGCTTGTATTCCTGCAACGGTAGTCACATCGCTGCTAATTCCTCCGACTGTATTAACGTTGCTAATATTTCCTGCAACTGTATTTATATTGCTTGCATTACTTACAGCCGAGTTAATGTTTGAAGCATTACTTACAGCAGAGTTAATATTACTCGCATTGCTTACAGCCGAATTAATATTAGACGAGTTACTAGCAACAGAATTTATGTTCGTAGCATTGCCAGCTACGGATGTCACATTAGCTTGTATCCCTGCAACCGTTGTTATGTTGCTGGCTATACCAGCGGCAGTTGTAACGTTAGCTTTGATTGCGGCAAGCCCAGATATAGCATCTGTAGCTGTGGTTCCATCTTCAATGTCAGCTAATGCAGCTATATCAGCTGACAACGCATTAACAGTAGAAATACCAGATATAGTTGGTCCTGCTTCAACAGCACCGCTACTAGCATTAAAAGCCAAGGTTTTGCCTTTACGATTATCAACGTTAGGCAATGTAAGAGTTGTCGTAGTATCTGAGTCGGGCAAAGACAACGTTCTTGTAATTGCTGTCTCAAGCTCCTGTTCGATTGCAATAATGCGATCAAGCTCAGTATTCAATGAAGATATGTTAAATGGTCCAGACGTAGGAAAGTCAGTTGTTCGAGAAACTGCTATGTCTCTAAATATGGTGTACTTCGTTCCAGATGCGTATGTGTCACCTAATGTAGCATTACCACCAGAAAACCCATCATCTACAGCAGTGCCATTAACAGTAAATGTTCCAGTACCAGATCCTCTGGTTAAGGTTGTATCTACACCAGCAGCACTTGTAACAATTACATTGATGTCATCCAGACTAAAGAATGGAAAATCAATTGTAAGTTGGGTCGAGTCAGCAGTAACCGCTTGGGTGTACTGAACTCTTGCATCATTATCCGCTATTGATATAGTTGCCATAATAACCTCTTATACATTTCATAGGCTTTACTGTAAATTCACATTTACTTTGTGCCATACACGACATCATAAAATGGATCCATAACAGGATGATTTGATAATGGGGTAACAAATCTCGCTGTTTTTGCAGTTCCTTTATCTACTTGACCAGTTAAAATGTCAGTGGCTATCGAACCAAAATTAGACACTGTACCGCCAGCCGGACCTAACACAGCGTTCATTTTTGCACCAAATGGCATATAACGAGGCTCTTCTACCAAAGAACGTAAACCTAATCTGTTGTGGCTCAGTTTTTCTACAGCATTATTAACATCCATAAAAAACCCTGTGATACCGCTTCTGTCTACAGCATTTACAAGTTTTTGCTGAAATGTCTCTGGACGATCAATTCCATATTGGCTTCTTTTGATTTCATTAACAAGAAGACCCATTCCAACAAGGAGAACAGCTCCTTGCATAAAAGCACCATCTCTTTCCTGCAATCCAGATATAACCATTCTTTGAGTTGCAGACTGACCAAAAGACTTAAACTGAGTAAGCATCGATCCAAGTTCAGTAGATGTCCACAAAGCTCTGTCACCAGCCCCAGGAGTAACGATTATACGATCAACATTTTGGTTAAGAGCATTTCTAAACTTTAACCTCATAGTTACATCATTCCAATCATCTGTATTGGGCAGCCACTCTCCATCAATCTTTTCACCACGTTTCTTTATAAGAAACTGCATTTGCATATGTGAATTTTCATCTATACCATTCTTTAAGAATTTTTCTTTATCGGCTTTTGATAAAGTTTTCCAAGGCTTCATAATTCCTTCTGTCATACGAAGCATAGTTACATTGCCAGCTATTTCTTTTAATACTTGGTTCCAAGCATTTAGACCATTGACCATAAACATGGCATTTGCGCCAGAAGTAAGAATACGCTCAAAAGCCAGTCTGTTACCAAACATATCGCCAGTATCAGCGAAAGAATGCGCTCTTAATCCTAAGACAGCATCTACTGCAACAGCAGCCTTTCTCAGTTCTGATTTAGATAATTTTTGTACAGCCTTTGATTGGCTTCTAAAGTGAACCTTTAATATTTTACCAAAGGAAGTATTAAGGCCTTCAACCATAGTTACTCTTACAACATCAGGGACAGAAGAAACCATAGCCCCACCCATCCCGACAATTACGTTAAATGATTTCATAGCTCTTATAAATCTACTGCTTAACTGATGAGGGTCTTTAGACGCACCGTAAGTGCCTCTAAGCCTGTCTCTTAAACCTCTAATATCACGCAGATCATTCTGTAAAGCTTGACGAAGCTCTGTCTTTCTTTCCTGACCAGTAGCCTTTGAAATTAAGTCATCATATTCTTTTGTAACATCATCAATAACACCTTTCATATCAAAACTACCAAATGCTCTGGTAAGTTCAATATCAGTACCCATAGTGCGAGTATGATGTCTTAATATTGTCTCTATATCTCTTTCTAAAAAATCCTCAATAAGCTCGTCCGGTATTTCAAAACTTCTCATACGAACACTGCTAGGACTTAACATAAAATCAAGGTCGTCAGTTTCAGGCAGAAGATATGGTCTGCCTTTTGTAACAGAATCCATAATCTCATCTGCATATTTAGCAGCAGCTTTCGGAGTCATTCTTTTTGTTTGCATAGCCCAATCTCTTACTATCAAAGCAAACCGATTTGGGTTATCCATTATTTTATCTATACGGTAAATTCTTGGTAAATAAGATTCAGCAGTATTTACACTGACACCTTCACCTCGAACTCTATTAAGAGTGTTAGTTAATTCTTTAATCCTCATAGCAGAAGCGTCAGAACCATCTGCTGTTTTCTTTGCAACCGCTAAAGCTTTTTCTATTTCTTTGGTAAACATACCAACTTCTTCAGCACCCTTTTTAATGCTGTCTAACTGTTTTCTTGCATTTTTAGCAGCAGCATTAACAAAAGGAGTAGCAACATCATCTATTGCGTCAACATCACCTCTTACCATTGCTTTACCAACTCTAATTCTAAAATCAGTCTGGTTTAAATATTTTGCACCTTTATCAAATCTATCTTTTGCAGCAAGACCAGCCATATAAACTCCACGTTTAATATCACTGTCTATCCAGTTCTTTTGTCTATAATTCAAATATTGACCATCGATAGATCGTATCTGTCTTAGAAGCTGAGAATAATATTTAGTTCTTATTGTTGTTTCTACAGCGTCAGCCATTGCAACTTCTTCATCAACTCCCTTGGTCATTACCCCGCCCATATCGACCATCTCTTGAGGAAGTTTCTTTGCAATATAATTTTCACTTTTCATAAGCCTAAAGACAGGATTGTAACCAAGCTTCTCAGCTTTGATGCCAGTTTCTTTTGCGGCATCCTGATACATCATTGCCCTCATTCCTTCTTGGCGTTTTTCTGGAGAAACACTTGCACCCGCAGACCTGTAAATTTGTGGGCCGTCTACCTCTGCATCTAATTTGGCTTCTCTTTGTGCCACTTTACCAGATCGATATCTGGCTATAGTAGGCCCAGCAATGCTGTTTAATGTACCGCCTATTGCGGCAATAGAAGCTAAACTTAAAGCAGTCTCAGCAAGGGGTTTTTCTTTTCTTGTAGCTTGTAAAATTAACTGCTCAGGGGCAGCAACAGCAGTAGAGTATGCAGCTCCAGTTATAAAACGCTGATGAGCATAAGCCTTGCCCATTCCTCTTAACGTAGCAAAAGGAAATATTGTACTAGGAGTAGCAAAAGCTGCGGTTAAACTAGCAACCTGAGAATCAGAAGAACTTAATATTGCAAGATTCTCTTGTTCTTCTTTTACTCTTTCTACTATTCTTCTTGTCTCAGCACGACTGCCACTATTAAGTGATCTCATTAATAAATGAATATCATCTTTGACTAAAGGGTCAGAAGCTACATCATACCCTTCTTCATCGGGTGTAGACGCAAGTAACCCTTGAACAAAATCAACCATACCAACAACAGGATTGTATTGGTTAAAAGCAGCTTTCCATATTTTTTCTGAATTTGTTTCAAAATAAACAGGATTTGCAGAATGAAATACGTTGTATCTAATACCCTTATAAACTTCGTCTTTTGTATCCATAGACTCAGCAAATCTTTGGGAAAACGTTTTGTCTCTTAGTTCAACCATACATTACAAACCTAAAAGGTAATCCGCTTCACGGTTACGCCTTGATGAATATTTGTCTCCAAAATTACGCAAATTGTTTACAGCACCATCCCAGTCATTACCTGTTATTTGTTTCCAGAAGTTTGGAGTTTTTGATGCAAGATCACCATACTGAAATGCAACAGACGCTATTACTGTAGCCTGAGATTTAGGCAGATCATCAAACGATGTATTTGTAGCCAATTCCCATTTTTTCTTTAACCTAGAAGTAGCTTCTCGTTTAGAAAAAGCATCTATAACAGAAGCTTGGCGTTCAGATATTTTAAGAGTATCTGCACATCTAACAGCCTCTTCTCCTTTTAAGCCAAGATAAGGAGTACAGATCTGAATAATATCAGTTGGCAAACCCTCAAGATCTGACTCACACCTTGCACCGAGATCAAATCCACTGGCAATAGTTACACCAGATTTTGAGTTTTCGGCATCAGGCACATAACCAGTAGTTTGTGTACCTTCCTGTTCCTTAATAAAATCCCAGTCAATATTTGTCATTTTACAAGTAAATCGCTTTCCAATAATCTTTTCATAGACATATTAGATATATCGTTCTTTTCTAATTTATCTATATTTTTCAGATATTCGTTAAAAGTGCTTTCAGTTGTCATATTTGTTTCATCTGTTGTCATAGAACGAAGCTGGTTAGTCAAAAATAATCGAAGTATTTTAACATCATTGTCATCAACTTTTTGATCATATTGAGTACTAGTGTCACCTTCCATAGATCCAAATGGATAAGTCGCTACAACAAATGGAACAACATCTTCTCTCACAAATTTATGGAGTTTTTCAACAACACCTAAGAATCGTTTTTTACCATCAACACCACTAAAGGTAGAAGAATCAATAAAGGGACTGTCTTCACGAAGATCAGCTAATATTGACTCTTGAAAAGCTTTTAAGGCCCTTGGCTGTGCAGATGAAATATATTCAAAAACGTATTTTAATGATGTGTTTTGCAGTCTATTCATAGCAGCACGCATCATTGCATTGTCCATTGATAACTCAAAGTTATAATTAAAATTTTCT